ATCAAAATCAGTTGAGCGTGTACGTCCTCAGGGGTTCGACGGCGTGCTGGTTTGTCGTGTTGGGAATCCAAGTATGTCGTCAGTACACGTTCCAGTGGGGACGCATTGCGGTTTTTTGCATTCTGGTTTTGACCAGTTTTCGTATTCTTGGCACTCATAGCGCACCCAGCCCTGATAACCGCAAGCGGACATGGTTAGTGCAAGTGCCCAAACCAACCATGCCGCCGCGACTTTTCGGGCTACTTCCCCGTTAACCCGAAACTCTTATCCTGCGGGTTTAACCAGCGCAGAATCACTGGTGCAACCGCTGCCACACCCGCCATTGCAAGTGTCTTAGGGTCGGTCACTCCCGCCATGTATAACGCAAGTGCTGCTGCCATAAATGAGCGCGCCCATGACGCTGCTAGGGCTTTGGCTTTGTCCATTTTTTTGTCTCCTTCTTTGGTTTGTCTCCCGAAGTTGGAACTGCAACCGTTGGAAATTCGCCCTTATAGGGAACGAACTTTGGAATTCCAAAACCGACGATTTCTTTTCCTGCTCCATACGAACGAACCTTTACCATCACCATTCCGCCATTGCGCTGATCGCCCGTCCCGCTGGTGTTGCCCTCGATCGTCAAGCAAGTCTTTGTGTCAATTAGTCCGACAACAATTCCAATGTGTGAAATGCGATCAACGCCGTCATGCGGGAAATCCATAAATGCCAAATAACCCAATTGCGGCATTCCTGACCAGCGTTGAATTTCTTTAAACTTATGTGCTCCTTGCGCCGTGCCAACGACTGAATGAATCTTGACACCCGCTTGGGCTGCACACCAATTGACAAACGAACCGCACCACGGCAAACCGTCAGCCTTTGTAAATTTGCCGTATTTGGTCAGGTTGTCGCCTTCTTCGACCGTGCCGACTTCTGCGGCTGCGATTTCGATCAGGCGTGCGTTTGTACCTTGCGGGTATGTCATGACAACAACAATTTCGCTTCGTCGTCGGTGATACCCAGTTTGGCAAGCAATGCGGCTTTTTGTGTTGCTTTTTCGGCTTCAATTTGTGCAAACCAAGCGTCATAGTTTGCTAAGCCTATTTCGTATTCTGCTTTTGTAATAGGCTCACATTCAACAAATTCGATACCTTCAAATTCATCACCAACGGCGACGTATCCACCATTTGGCAATAGCATTTGTAAAACTAATTGATGTTTATTCATCATGCGCCTATCTCCAATAGAATCATTGTTGCTAATTGGGAACTTTGATTTGCAAATGCCGAAGCAGTGTTGCTATCCATTAATGAATAGAATTGTGTTTTGTAGGTTGTTGACGAAGTTGTTGCTGGGCTATCCAAATAAGTTAAACAACCTGTCTGATTGAATTCGCTTTGATTTGAACTTTGTGTGCCTGTTCGGTATTCCATCCATTGTGTGTTTTCCATAATTGAAGTTGCACCACGCATTAAACGAACGGAAACCCCGTTTTCCTCTTGCAAACGTTTTGCGCCAAAATTCTGCGAAACTAAAACAAGAACTTTTGACGTTGACGCAGAAGGTGTAATGCTTGCCGTTAAATTACTGTCAGCATAAGTTGCGGTTGCATTTGTTACCGCAGTTGAAGTCGTACCCATGACGACTTGCAAAACTTTGCCGCCGCCTGCTGGTGCTGCCCATGCTGGCACTCCACCAACAACAGTCAAAATTTGACCAGTTGTTCCAATGCCCAAACGCGCTGGCGTTGAACCGCTTGATGAATAAATCGTGTCACCCGTTGTTGTCATTGGGTTTGTCATGCCTGCGGAATCAGTACCCCACACAAAATCCATGTCGGTGTTTGAATTCTTTTTTAACACCTGCCCAGTTGTGCCGCCCTTTAGATCAGCCAGTGATGTGTCAACCGCCTGACCAAAAACTTCAAAATCGGCTGGAAGGTCTGTGACCAAGTCGCTCGACGTTGGCATTTGCCAGTTGAAATTACTCGTTGGATTCGCCATTTGTTCCCCTTTTCTACGCCACTATTGTGGCATTTGCCCAGTCTAAAGTCGGCGACACGCTTGACCATGTTTCGGTAATCGGTACGTCGTTCCAACGCATTGCCTGTAATGAGTAGGCAAGCGGTGAAAGCAACAGGGTCACGGAAAGTTGATTGTACGACGCCTGAAATCCCCAGCCTTCCACAAAGCCTTGAAATGTGCCGGAATTCATGTTGAGCGGTAAATTGTTCAACGCGATCGCTTCGCCCATAAAAACGTTTAAAAGGTTGTCGCGATCAGCGTCGTCAATTTCAGGATTTGTTAAGTCGAACGCGATTTGGCTAAAAATTGGTTCAGGGTTGGCGCGAAGGGAAAGATAAAAATTTGCTTGGTCAGTCGCGTCCGCCGACTTTTCAAGTGTTGTCGTGATGATTTGGGCAAGAGAACCGTAAAGTGCGATTGACGCACTATCGCTGGCAGATACTTCCGCGCTACTGGTTGAACCGTATTTAATTGTAAGACTGTTTCGAACGTCGCCGACGCGTGTTTCAATGCGAAGTCCAGCGGCTCGCGCATGATTTGCGTCAAGATCGACATAACCGTTTGCAGCAAGGTATTGAGTGCGGTGCGTTGAATCGGCATAACCAATGCGCCCCAGACTGTCCTCGTAAATGTATCCAAGCCCTGACGTTGCTAATGCTGAGACTAAGGAATAGACGTCAACACGGTCGGAAGAACGTGACGCCAATTCGTAGTTTCCTGGGCGGTCAATTTCGCCTAAACCGTTATTTTCCGCAGTTGCCCAAGTTGTTCCCGCTGGTGTGTATGTTCCCCAAGTAACCGAACCAGCAACCTGTCCCCAACTGTTGAACAAAACGTCGCTCAAAATCTCATAAATCTGATCGCCGTCAAAATCTTTTGAAAGGACGCCATTTGTCAACGCTTTTGGCAAACGTGCCAATGCGCCTAATGCGGTGATCGAATAAGTCTGGGTAAATGTTGTTGAACCGACGTCACGGACTTCCAAACCAATGTCAACGACGTTGCCACCAAAAATTGAAACAAAGGCGTTAGACGTGTCTTTGATTCGAACCGAAATTGTTGAATTGATCGAAACGGGAATCGTGCTTTGTGAAATGTCAATAAGTTGAAGGTTGACGTAACCCGCTTGGGCTTGCTCGTAAATGTTTGTTCGACCGCTTCGAATGGTCAGATTGGCTAAAACGGCGTCGGTGTATTCAACGCCGTCAATTTCAACCAACCAAACGGGATTCCACTGGGTCATAGCGCAACAAGATTTCCAGCACCGCCCGTGCCACGGTATGCCGAACTATTAAGCGTTTCTACAATTGTGCGGGCAGTGCCTTCCTTGTCAAACGCACCAGTAACCGTCAAATTGATTGTTGTCCCCATTGAAGCGGCTTCGGCTTCTCTAAATCGACCAGCATTGAATGAACCAGTGACCACGTTTGTTGCAGCCGCAGCAGCAGTTGCAGCGACCTTTGAAGCGGTAGTCAAACCGCTAGTGCTTGGAATAGTTATTCGTGGCGTTGTTGTCAATGTACCGCCACCGCCAGTGCCACCGCCAGTGCCGCCGGTAACAAATGGTTGACCATTAGGCATTGTGCCAGAAAAACCAGCCGCACCGCCCGTCCCTAAATTGCTGGTTTCAACGTCACCGCGTCCAGCCAAAGCGTTTGCACCCGCTAACACACCAGCAGCAAGTGCGACTGCACCCACGCCAAGTAAAGGATTTAATGCAAATGCGGTGGCAACACCAGCAACAATTGCTGAAGCCTTCAGTGCATTGTAAGCCTTGATTAAAGTCGTAATTAAAGCGATTGTGGCTTGAATAGCAGCGGCAATTTTAGAAACGACAAAAACCGTAGCCAAAACGCCAGCCAAAACAAGTAATTCGTCTTTTAACGAAACAACCGTTTGAATAACCGATTTAACACGTTCGCCCCATGCACGCGCGGATTCTTCCGATTCTGTCAAGCCTTCGTTAACACCGTCCTTGCCCGTCAGACCATTTGCAAATTGCTTAATCAAAGGAATGATGTTTTGCGAAAATGCAGTTGCAAGTTCTAGAACAATTGGAAGCAATGCTTCACCAATGACAAGTTTTGTGTTTTCTAACTCAGCACTCAGAATTTTTGTTTGATTGGCTAAACCGCCTGACGTACGGGCGAAGTCACCCTGCGCGGCGGTTGTTTGTTCGTAAATGACCTTTTGAGCAGCCAGCACCTTTTGTTGCGGTGTCAAGGCGTTTTTGGTTGTGCTAATCAAACCCAATTCAAGGGCTGCATTTTTAAGTGTCGCGTCGTCTAGTAAAACACCGAAGCGGCGTAGCGGTTCTGCTTCACCGCGCAAGGCTGAACCAATGGCGTTAATTGCTTCGTCTTGGGAAACGTTGTTGAAGGAAGCAAGATCGGCAGCCAATGAAACGAATCCTGTTGAGAATTCAGTTAGTGCGACACCGCTAAGCCCAGCGGATTTGCCGAAGATAGCAAAATTGGCAGCCGCGTCCAATGCTTGTTGTTTTGTTTGTCCTAGTGATTGAGCAGCACCGTCGGCAAACTTTTCAATTTCCTTAGCAGAATCACCAAATAAAACGCCAACCTTTGAAATAGTTTCGCCTAGATCGGAAGCGGCTTTAATTGAATCGATTGCAAGTTTGCCAGCAAACGCAACTGCGGCAGCCGTCGCAACTTTGAACGCAGTCGTTATTTTGTCGCTGAAACCCTGTAACTTTCCAGTGAAAGTAGAAACGTCTTGTTCGCCACTCTTTAAGGATTTATTGAGTTTTTCAACGTCCGCAAGAATGGATAGTTTGAGAGTACGACTTCCAGCCATTAGTCAAACTCCTTAACTATTTTGTCAAAAGATTCGTTCCAACGTTTTAGAATTTCGGGTTGGATACTTCTCAGCGTTGGATAAATAAACCAGCCGCGTGAACCCCTACCCTCGCGACCCGACCAGACTGGAAATTGCTTCAAACGGTTTGAACCGAATTCAAGCCCGCCCCAAAGTTGTTGGGTTGTGCCGCCGCCCGAAAATTTTTGCCTTGCAAAACCGTATGAGATTTCGCCAACCTTTGAACTTTTTGAAACTGTAGCACCCGTTGCAAGACGCAAAGAACCCGCTCTATTTGTACGTGTTAACGCCGCAGCGTCAATGACGCTAGATTTCACGTATTCTGCCAATTCGCTAGACGCTCTTCTGGCTTGCGCGGTTGCTTCTTCGTCCATTGCTTTGAATGAGCGTTTAATGGCGTTCAATTCCGCTTTGTCATAACTGATCGATTCAGTTGCCATTTTCCCGCCTCTCCAGAATTTCAATAACCGTCAGAATGTCCTCTGCACTTTGAAAATCATCTGGGTGTAGCCCTGTTGCAAGGGCTACTTCCCAAACTATTCGGCTTAGACTTCCGACTGGGTAACTTTTGGGTTTGCCTCACCAACACTCACGTCAGCAATGGTTTCAGTCCAAACCTCTAGGGTCTTGATTGGCTTGCCCGCTGCTTCACGCTTCATTGCATAGTAAGCAAGAAAAACAAGATCAGAAATTCCGATTTTGTCTTGCGCCTGTGCAATTGTGTTGCCTGTGTGCTTTTCCCAACGAACCCACTCAGGGGGAGCAGCAACAAACGTTGCTTGCTCACCGCTGGTGAATTCGATCGTAATTGGTAGTTTCATTTTGTCTCCCGATTGTTTGTGTTAGAACGCTTCGGCTGGTGTGCCGATAACGGTAAACGATAGTGACACTGTCTGTGCGTCTGGTGCAGTACCACCTGCGCTTGGAAACGCTGGCAAAATCTGGAATGTAAATGTTGCACCGCTTGCGGCAGTCAACACTGTGGTGATTCCTGTATTTGGCGCTGATTCTGTTGCGTTCCATAAACCCTCGCACAATGAACCAGTAGCGCCCCAGTCTGCAAGCATTTCAACGTCAAACGAGAACTGGTCATCAATGTGACGGTAGACCTTGCCGTCTAAAGTTTGGTACGTTTCAATTGTTGGGCTATTAGATAGCACGGCACTGGTTGCTTGCGCGTCGTAATTATTGCCACCAATAGTAAAGGTGACATCGCGCCCAGTTATTACTGTTGTTGGCATTTTTACTCCTTATGTTGTTTGTGTGTAATAAGTTGAAACGTTAATGTC